CGATAAACAATTTGTTTTAAACGAATTACGCATCATGGGAACATTAAGTATTCCCACAAGAGAATATCATAACCAATATGTCCATAATAATGCGAAAAAAGGGGTAGGCTATGGATGCCCTAAATGTAAAGTCGGTTTTTGGGGAAGGTCAAACGGTAAAATAATATGCCCTATGTGTGGGTATTCATTTAGTAGCGCGGAATATTTTAAAAACCAAGTTTAAAACAGGAGGCGAGATGTTGCCTGATAAAGATTATTACAGACCGGATGAAGTCGCAAAGCACTATGATGTTAAGGTCAAGACGGTTTACGGCTGGATTGCGGAGGGGAAACTTGAAGCAGAGAAGATTTGTGGCCGGACAATCAGAATACCGCGTGAATCTATTCGTAAAATGGGTGAGGAAATAAATAATTAGGGGGATGCTGTGAAAAAACAATTTAAATTCAACGATGTCAGCGACACGATATTTTGCCGTAAATGTAACAGACCTTTAAAAATGAACTTGATTGCCAAAAAAAACAGCAACGCCCGCCTTTGTTTTAAATGTTTTAAAAAAGAGAATAAATAAACTGTCTGAGTTGTCTATCTTGTCTGTCCTGTCCGTGAATTTAAAAAATAACCTGTCATAATTGCACCAGACGATCAGGAAACCCCTGATCATAGACTCACCGATGGCCGTACAGCGGAAGCTGAGGGGATTGGAAGCAGGGGCGGGGCTTCTTATGAAATGAAAATATTTGATCGTGCAAGGACATGGTTGAGAAACTTGGCCGTCACGGACGAGAAGGCATGGAGTCCTGCGTTCTGGCGTCTTATTGGTTCTCAATCTGTGTCTGGTGAACACGTTGACGAATACACAGCCTTAAATTATTCCGCAGTTTACAACGCAGTTTCCCTCATATCCGGCACAGTATCCACACTCCCATTAAGACTTAACCGCAAAGAAGGCACAAAAACGCTGATTGCGGATGATAAAACGCTCCATCGCGTCCTTCACGATCAGGCTAATCAGTTTATGACGGCGGCGCAGTTGCGTGAAACCATGATGGCTCACGTTCTCTTGTGGGGCAATGGGTTTGCTGAAATAGTCCGTAATTCCTATGGCGATGTAGTGGCTTTGTGGCCGATTACCCCTGACAGGGTCACTATCGGAATGGAGAACTCTGAACTGGTTTATGAAATCAGGGTAAATTCTGAAAAGATCAAGCTGAAACGCGACAAAGTTCTTCATATTGCCGGACTTGGGTTTGACGGGATTCAAGGGTATTCAGTCATTTCAATGGCGCGGAAGTCAATCGGTCTCGGAATGGCGATGGAGACTTTCGGCTCGATGTATTTCGGGAACGGGACGCATCCGGGCATGATAGTCGAACACCCCGGCCAGTTATCATCTGCAGCACACACCAACCTTAAAAACAGTTTAACAGACGCATACAGCGGATTAGGCAACGCCCACAGGCTTTTACTGCTTGAAGAGGGAATGAAGGCACAAAAAATCAGTATTCCGCCTAATGATTCGCAGTTTTTGGAGTCAAGACAGTTTCAAATTCCCGAAATCGCAAGGTGGTTCAACCTCCCTCCCCACAAACTGAAAGATTTAACAAAATCATCATTTTCCAACATCGAATCGGAGCAGATAAGTTTCGTAACGGATTCCATACTTCCGTGGCTTGTCCGCCTCGAACAAACATACAATATGCAGTTGCTCTCCGAAAAGGAGAAAACACGCGAAAAACTCTACTTCAAGCACGTTGTTGAAGGGCTTTTAAGGGGTGATTCTGCTAGCCGTGCGGCATTTTACGCGGCTCTTTTTAATATCGGCGTTCTGTCTATAAACGAAATCAGAGAGCGAGAGGACTTTGATCCTATTGAAAACGGCGACAAACATTTCGTCCAGTTGAACATGACCACCCTAGAGAACGCGGGGAAGTTGCCGGAGAAAGAAGGTGATAACAGCGAGGTGAACAATGAAACAATGGTATAAAATTGAAAATAAAGGCGATAAGGCTGAAATTTGGATTTATGAAGAGATCGGTGAGGACTTTTGGAGTGGTGACGGGATAACAGCGAAGTCATTTCAGAAGGACTTGGCCACTATTAAAGCCGGTCAGATTGACTTGCATATTAATTCTCCGGGTGGAGAGGTCTTTGACGGGATAACAATTTTTAATCTGCTCAAACAGCATCCGGCTACAATTACCACTTACATTGACGGACTTGCCGCCTCTATTGCTTCTGTTATTGCGATGGCCGGTGACAGGGTTGTAATGGCCGAAAATGCGCTTTTTATGATTCATAACCCATACGGAATGACCGTCGGGGATTCCACGGAAATGCGGAAAATGGCCGATACACTGGACAAGGTTCGTGGTTCTATTGTGTTGGCTTATACAGGCAAGACCGGCAAGGATGAGGGTGAAATCACAAATTTAATGGACGCCGAATCATGGCTTTCATCATTTGAGGCACTGGAATTAGGCTTTATTGACGAAATAACGGAGCAAATGGACATGGCCGCCTGTGCGAAGTTCGTACCCCTGATGATTAACGCGAAGTTTAAAAACATACCGCAAAATTTAACCGGCGATAGAAAACCGCCGGACAATGAACGAGATTTAGAAAGTGTCCTGCGAGATGCAGGGTACACGCGAAAAGAGGCGAAATCTATCATAGCGTGTGGATTTAAGGGGATTCTGCGAGATGCTGAACCACCGGAAAACCCGCAAAAGGTCGAGGATGTTCCGCGAGATGCTGAACCACCGAAACCGGCAAAAAGAGATCGTGTTGCTGACCTGTTAATAAGGGCGGAGCTTATGGCCCCGTCGAGGTGAAACTAAAAAAAATAAAAATCAAATGGGTTTCCTGACGGTCCGGCCAGACTGAAAGGAACGCAAGAACAAAATAAGCGCGGCTTGTAGGGGCCTACACTTCTACTTGTCCGTGCTTTTTTGTTGCCCGAAACATGGAGGAAGTAATGAAAACCATCACGCAATACAAAGAGGACATCAAGAACTTAATGGCGAAGTCTGCTGACATTGACGCGAAGGCGACCAATGAGAACAGGGAATTGAGCGAAGCTGAATTGGCGCTCAAGAATGAGATTCTTGATGAGGTTGAAATCATCAACAAGTCGGTTTCCACACTGGAACGTCAGGAGAGAATGGCAAAACTGCTTGAAGCCCCTGAACCGGCAAAGACCATTGAGAATAAGATTCCGGCAATGTCCGTCACGCAGAAGGACAAAGATAAGTTCTCTTGCCTCGGCCAGCAGTTGGCTTCCATCATCAACGCATCGCGCCCCGGCGGTCATGTTGATCCGCGCCTGTATAACGCAGCCGCAAAAGAACTGACCGAAGCCGTTTCATCTGACGGCGGTTTCCTTGTGCAGACCGATTTCTCAAATGATCTGCTTCAGCAGGTTTACCAGACGGGCATCCTGGCGCCTCGTTGCCGCAGACTTCAGATTTCCGGAAACGCCAACAGTATCAAGATCAACGGTGTTGATGAGACTTCCAGAGCATCCACTCGTTCCGGCGGTGTGCTGGGTTACTGGAAGGACGAAGCTGCCGAAAAGACCAAAAGCAAACCGAAATTCCGTCAGATCGAATTGTCTCTCAAGAAGCTGGTCGGCCTTTGCTACGCAACCGACGAACTTCTGGCAGACGCATCCGCGCTTGAAGGGTTTATCAAACAGGCTTTTGCAGCCGAATTTGGTTTCAAGATTGACGACGCGATCATTAACGGACTCGGCACAAGTCAGCCTTTGGGCATCCTGAACGCCGGTTGTCTGGTTTCAGTTGCCAAAGAAGCCGGTCAGAAAGCGGACACAATCGTTTGGGAAAACATCGTGAAGATGTATGCCCGCCTGTTCCCGCAGTCCCGTCAGAACGCAGTATGGCTGATTAATCAGGCCGTTGAACCGCAGTTGATGCAGATGGCAATGTCTGTCGGCACTGGCGGCGTTCCTGTGTATCTGCCCGCTGGCGGTGCTTCTTCTGCTCCTTACGGAACACTGTTTGGAAGACCGGTTATCCCGATTGAACAGTGCGCGGCACTTGGCGATAAGGGCGACATCATTTTCGCAGACCTCGGCGGCTACATCATCGCTGAGAAGGGCGGAATCCAGTCTGATGTCAGCATCCATGTGAACTTTGTTTACGATGAATCCGTGTTCCGTTTCGTCATGAGACTGGACGGCCAGCCGGAGAGAGCGTCAGCGCTTACCCCGTACAAGGGCAGCGACACGCTTTCGCATTTCGTCACTTTGGATGCACGATAACCATAAACCGTAAAGGAGGAAATTTAAAATGTTAGCTGAAAAATTCAAAATCGTTCCCGTCATGAACTCTGCTGATATTAGCACCAGCTCTGATTGTGACAGCATCAATATGAAGGACTACCATAAGGCCACTTTCATTTTCACGTTTGGCGCAGTGACTACGGACATCACCGTTACGCCAAAGTCCGGCGCTTCCGAAGGGACAAAGACAACCGCTGTTCCTTCACGTTACGCGGAAGCGGGTGCCGTTATTGGAACCGCCGTCGCTGGAAGCACCGCATCGTGCGACGTGCTGGCTGCCTGGACCGCCACTTCAACCACCTGTGCTTGTGCCGCCGCATCAAACAAGATGTTGGTTATTGAGATTGACGCCGCATCCATGGCCGAAGGTGAGGAATGGTTGACATTAACACTTACAACCGCAACCGGCGGAATTTGTCATGGTGTTGCTATTCTGGAACCGCGTTACAAGAGCAATAGAAGCGCAACCTGCTTGAAATAATTTAACCGGGCGGGTGTAACACCCCGCCCACAACCTGACGGGCTTTCTGGAAAGATGACTGTCCGCTTCCATAGGAGGAAGAAATAAAATGAACTATAATCCGAGCACCATTTCAAGAATTGGCGACATCGTAAACGGCATCCGCGTTGATACGTCCGCACTTGCCGCAGAGACTTATATTCATCAGAACCAGTCGGAAATTTTTAACGTGTATGGCCGGGTACGGATTCACCTGCTTTTCGGTGAAGTGACCGAAGCCATCTCAAACAGCGCGGCGACGCTTCTTTACAACTTCACTTCAACGAGTCCTGTTATTGCAGTTCAACCCATGTCGGCGGCGTCCGGTTCTTTGGCGCAGCTTGCCGTTGGGGAAAGAATCATGTGGGTTGGCGGCGCAGTGGCAACCGCAGTTGTTCTGACCGCAACACCGGGGATTTCCGACATCAATGCAGCCCCGCAGATTGTTGGTACTGACGGCGGAGTGGGAACAATCGGAATTTTAACAGCAGGCGCAGATTGTACCGATGGCACTGTGAAGTTTTCAATTTTTTACACACCATTGAGCGACGGCGCATACATCACTGCGGCGGTGTAAGGAGGCCATTATGACTGTATGCCTCGAAACAGGAATTAAGAAATTTAACGGGCAAGACGGCGATCAGGTTACGATTACCGACGTTGCTGAAGGCTCGACCTTTCACGCCGTTGATACAGGTAAGAAATATATTTACCACGACGGCGGATGGGCTGAAGATTTGCGCGACATTTACGTTGCTGAACACGTTTAACAGGAGGAGTTAAAACTATGTACGGAAAAACAAGATCAGGAATCGGACTGCCAGCACTTTGTGATGATGCAGGAATCCTGCTTTCCGCACCGGCAGGTGGAGCATTGGCCGACGCTGCAATTCAGGGACGGCTTTTTTCAGTTGCAAATCAGGCGGCAGTCAACACAACCGCTGCACTGGCAACGACTTGGACAGGTCTAGGAGTTGGGAATCCCTCCACGTCCGGCAAGAATTATGTGTTCCATGAGTTTGCGTGGACTATTGAGGAAGCAGATGATGACTCCGGGGCGGTCGGTTTGATGATTGCCACGGTGGGAGATATGGCACAGGCCGTGACTCCGCGTTGCGCCAGGTATGGTTATGCAACAACCGTCGCATTAACCGATGACGGTGCGACCCCCGGCACACCTATACTGGTAAGACTGTGCGGATCGTTTTATCAGGCGGCAAATAGCGTTGTTAATACGGTCGGCCCTCACACATACCGCATCGATGGTAGCATTGTTATCCCGCCCGGATATGCGCTTTTGTCTTATACTGGCGTTGCCACAACCGGAAAGCTTCTATTCCATTATCTGTGGGAAGAATTGGATGCCTAACCTTTAACCACCGGGCGGGGTGAAAGCCCCGTCCTGAAAGGTTTTAGCATGATCACCAAAGACAGTAAATTAAAAGACCTCTTGAAGATATTGGTCAAGAGAAATGCGTGTGAACCGGGGATAACTTTATTTAACA